GTCCGCCGTGTTGTTGGCTCCTATTATCCACATTACAGAGGATTTGTCAAGAAAAATATAAAACAATATATAGATAATGATATAGGGGTGATAGATGCCACGCGGCGGTTATAGGCCAGGGGCCGGACGAAAAAAAGGCTCAAAGGACAGGGCGAGGCGACAGCAACGCCCGGGCGACGAGGAGGCCCGTAAATTACGGGAGATGCTGTCCTATGACGCCAAGGCCAAGGCTAGATTCTATCAGGAGTTTCTCGTCCGCGTCAGCAAGGGCGAAACGCTGACGACATCCGAGAAAAAGCTCATGATGGCCCTCGCCCAGGACCTGTCCGCCGAACTGACGGAAGATGAGCGCGAGGAAGCAGCAGCGGAGGAACTGTCACCCCTGGATTTCCTGAAACAGGTAATGATGAACAGCAAAGAGGACATGAACAAACGAATGCGGGCCGCTGAGATCCTGGCGAAATACGAGAAACCGGAGAAGGGCGGGAAAAAACAGGAGAAGGCCGACCGTGCCAAGCAGGCGGCGTCCGGGAAATTCGCACCCTCTAAACCGCCGTTGGCGCTGGTGAAGTGATGGAGTGGAGTACGAGTTGCGTAGATTGGGAGCGCCGCATCATGGCAGGGGAGAGCCTGATCCCCTTCCCGCCCCTTTTCCCCGACGAGGCGGCAGACGCCCTGCGCGTCTTCAAGGAGCTTCGTCTTGTCGACGTCCCGGGCCGCCCCACGCTCGGGGAGGCCGGAAGGCCGTGGATCTTTGACTTTGTCGGATCGATCTTCGGGGCCTATGACGCGGAGGCCGGCCGACGCCTGATCACAGACTTCTTTCTCCTGATTTCAAAAAAGAACTCCAAGAGCACGAGCGCCGCCGGGATTATGATGACTGCCCTTATCCGCAACTGGAGAGAATCGGCAGAGTTCCTGATTCTCGCCCCCACGGTCGAAATCGCCAACAACTCGTTTTACCCGGCCCGGGACATGGTGAGGGCCGATGACGAACTCGGGGACCTGATGCACGTCCAGGACCATATCCGGCAGATCACGCACCGCGAGACCGGGGCAACCCTCAAGGTCATTGCGGCGGACTCTGAGACGGTCGGCGGAAAGAAGGCCACGGGCATCCTGATAGACGAGCTCTGGCTTTTTGGCAGCAAGCAGAACGCCGGAAACATGATCCTGGAGGCCACGGGGGGAATGGCATCGAGGCCCGAGGGGTTTGTGATCTACCTATCGACGCAGTCGGACAAGGCACCGGCCGGCGAATTCGACAAAAAGCTTAGATATGCCCGCGGAGTACGTGACGGGAAAATCAACGACAACCGATTTTTGCCCGTGATCTATGAGTTTCCGAAACAGATGCTGGACGAAAAGCTGTACCTCGACAAAAAGCATTGGCTTTTCACGAATCCGAACCTCGGCGCCTCCGTCGATGAACAATACATAACCCACAAGTTCATGGAGGCAAGCGAGAGCGGGGCGGATGCGCTGCAGGGCTTTCTTTCGAAGCACCTGAACGTAGAAATCGCCGTTGTAAGGGGCGCCGATCCGTGGGCCGGCGCCGACTACTGGGAAGGGTGTGCTGCCGCCGTGACCCTGGATGACATCGAGGAACGGTCAGAGGTCGTCGTAATCGGCTGTGACGGCGGCGGCCTGGATGACCTCCTGGGCCTGTGTGTCCTGGGCCGCGACCAGGAAACGAAAGGCTGGCTGGTCTGGAACCATGCCTGGGCTCACGAGATCGCCCTTGAGCGCCGGAAGTCTGAGGCGGCCAGGTATCGAGACTTCGAGGCGGACGGGGACTTGACCATCGTTTCTAAGCCCAGACCGGACGTAAAGCAGGCCGGGGACATCGCCCGGCGCTTCGAAAAGGCCGGGCTCCTGGACCGGGTAGGTGTGGATCCCGTGGGCATCGGGGCGATCGTTGACGACCTGGAGCAGGGAGACGAGGACGGCCACCACAAGATCGACCACGACCGGATCGTCGGCGTTCCCCCGGGGTGGAGATTGAGCGGGGCGGTCAAGACCCTGGAGCGGAAACTGGCCGAGAAGACCGTCGCCCATGCCGGCCAGCGCCTCATGGCCTGGTGCGTCGGGAATGCCCGAATCGAGGTAAAGGGCAACGCGCTCTACATAACCAAGCAGGCATCGGGCACCGGGAAGATCGATCCCCTGATGGCCCTGTTGAACTGTGTGGCACTGATGGCGATGAACCCGGAGGCGAAGAGAAGGCGATCCGTCTACGAAACCCGCGGCGTCGTGGTGATGTGAACGGTGGGTATTATAAAAAAATGACCTCCCTTCCCGACAAAGCAAATCTCCGGCCTTCCGAGGTGGCGCGATACTTCGACGTCACCCGGAAGACCGTCTATAAGTGGATCCGGGAAGGCAAAATGGAGGCGATAAAGATCGGCGGCGTCCTCCGGATCCCCCGCGAAGCCGTCAAATTGCCCCCGGAAATCGTACAAAACTGAAAAAACTGTAACCGTAGTACCCTCCTGTACCTCGACAAGAAATCTTTTTCTCTGTCACAATCCCACCGTACAGTCAATTTCCGATTTCGTGAACGCGGATAAGGCTATGCGGTGACGAAAGAACGACTCCTCAACCTCCTGAAATCCTGGGCCGGGGCGGTCAAGGCCGCTCTCGACGTCCGGGATTTTTCGTTTTTCATCGGACTTGGGATGATGGGCTATGGCCTGTGGCTCTATGCGCCGTGGCTGGGGTTCGCTGTTCCCGGTGCCGTTCTCACTTTTTTCGGAATCATCACGTGGGTTCTCGGCCTTTTCATGAAGCCGAGGCGGGGTGAGTGATGGGCTTCTTCTCCGCCATAGAGAAACGCATGGCCATGGGGCCGACCGGGGCGCTTGCCGACTCCTGGTACTACCCGGGCGGCTTCCTGTATGGCGGCGCGGCGGGTCCAAAGACGAAGTCGGGGGCCAGCGTCTCGGAACTCAACGCCATGCAGCTGGCGGTGGTCTGGTGCTGCGTCAAGATTCTCGCCGAGGACTCCGCAAGCCTGCCCCTGTTTTTGTATCGGCGTCTCCCCGGGGGTGGAAAGGAGCGGGCGACGAGCCATCCCCTGTATCACCTGCTCCATACCAAGCCGAACCATGAAATGACGGCCATGTCCTTCCGCGAAACCTATGCCTCTCACCTCGTGAGCTGGGGAAACGGTTTTGCGGAGAAGGAATTCGGGAAGGGAAAGGTGCGGTCAGATCTCGTCGTGGGCTTGTGGCCGATCACGCCGAACCGGGTGAAGCCAAAGCGGGACGAGCGCCGGCAGGTCATTTACCAGGTCAGCATGGCCGGGACGGGCCTGCAGGACGTCGTTCTTCCGAGACGGCAGATGCTGCACACCCCGGGCCTGAGTTTCAACGGGTTGACGGGCTACTCGGCAGTCGGGGCCGCCCGCGAAGCCATCGGCCTGGGCATGGCCCTTGAGGAGTATTCGGAACTCTATTTCGGAAACGGGACACACCCTGGAGTCGTGGTATCACACAAGGACACGCTCTCCCCGCAAGCCCATTCGAACCTCGAAAAGTCTCTCACTGAAGCCCATTCCGGCCTCGGAAAGTCCCATCGGCTGCTCTTGCTCGAAGAGGGCATGACCATTCAGAAGGTTGGCGTCGAGAACAAGGACGCCCAGTTTCTGGAGTCCAAAAAATACTCAAACATCGAGATCGGCACCCGGATCTTCCGCATCCCTCCGCATATGTACGGCGAGATGGACAGGGCGACGTTCAGCAACATCGAGCAGCAAGCCATCGACTACGTCACCAAGGCCCTGCGGCCGTGGCTCGTGCGCCTGGAGCAGTCCTACAACACGAACCTGCTGACGCCGGAAGAGCAGAAAGACCTATTCTTCGAGCACCTTGTGGACGGGCTCCTCCGAGGTGACATCACGTCCCGATACGAGGCTTATGCCGTCGCCAGGGAAAAGGGCTGGATGAACGCCGACGAGATCCGGGAACTGGAGAATATGAACCCCATGCCGGACGGCCAGGGCAAGATTTACCTCGTTCCCCTGAACATGATCCCGGCAACAGAGGCCGGAAGGGTCCAGGAAGACCAAAATCAGCCCGCAGCGGCCGCAAACCGGGCGATCTACCGTGCCCGCCTCGAATCCGCCTACCAGCGGGTGTTCGCCGACGCCGCCGAGCGCATCGTCCGCAAGGAAACCAAGCGCCTGCGCTGGGGATGGGAGAAA